TTGTTAAACAAAATTGGCAGCGCTGGTGGAGGTGGTGGAAGTTTCTCTGAAAATAGCGGTGGTGGTTTAAGAGGGGCTGGATTTGTTGCTGGCCAGAGTGTTATTGGTGCAGGTGGTTCAGGGTTTGAAAATGGACAATTTGTTGGAACCGGTGGCGGCGGTGGGTCTGCTTCGCAAACCGGAGTAATTGGAAGCATAGGCAAATTAGATCAAGCATTAGGTAGTTTGCTTACAAACTTTGAAGAATTAGATTTTGCAATTGATACTAACCAATTGACTACCAAGCAAGCCACAAAACAATTCAATAAACTATTGGATCAGTTCATTGGTTTGGAAGCAATAGCCAATCAAGTAATTTCATCAAATAGAGTTATTGGCAGCCAAGATTATTCAGTTCCAGCAGGAACTCCTATTGGCAATCCTCCAATCAATATAACAGTCAATGGCGCACTTGATGCTGAGAGCACAGCTCGCCAAGTGGTCGATCTTATTCAACAATCACAAGCTAGGGGTGGGGGAGCAGTACTGCTTCCGTTCCAATGACAGTTTTTACTCCATCATGGAAATTGACAGTTAATGGAGTTGATTACACAGATGTAACAATTGCCAATTTAAGCCATAATGCTGGGCGAAAAGACATTTATAGTCAGCCAACAGGATCTTATTTGCAATGCTCAATTCTTGCTTTAAATGGCGAAACATATTCTTTTGATGTAAATGATGGAATTGCCTTACAAGTTAAAGATTCAACTAATACTTATGTCAGTTTATTTGGTGGCAATATAACTGATTTGATTATTGAAGTCGGCGAAACGGGTCAAGCAGGAACTGAAATCAAATATACAATAATTGCTTTAGGAGCATTAGCAAGACTGAGCAAAGAAATTTACAATGGAACACTTTCACGAGATTTTGACGGAAATCAAATGCTTGAATTACTTGCAGTAGCTTTAACCAATACTTGGAATGAGGTTCCAGCAGCAGAAACTTGGTCAGGATACGATGCCACAACAACTTGGGCAAATGCTGAAAATGTAGGATTGGGTGAAATAGATACTCCTGGACTTTATGAAATGGAGAACCGAGGAAGTAGTTCAGATACGATTTACAACATTGCTTCACAAATTGCTAAATCTGCTTTTGGTTATATGTATGAGGACAATGAAGGAAATATTGGATATGCTGACGCAGATCATCGCCAAAGTTACTTATCTGCAAATGGTTACATTCAAGTAACTGGTCATCATGCTATTGGTAGAGGTTTGCGAACAGCTACAAAATCAGGCGATATTCGAAACGATATTTATATCAATTACGGCAATAATTATGGATCTCAAAAGACAGCCACTAGCGCAACCTCAATCGCCACTTACGGCTATAAATCCGAAACGATTAATAGTTCAATTCATGATGCCACAAATGCTCAGGAAGTAGCTGATAGATACATTACTCAAAGAGCATTTCCCTTGCCCGTATTTGACACAATTACATTTCCTTTGACAAATGCTGAAATTGATGATGCCGATAGGGATGCCCTTTTAGGCATTTTTATGGGTCAGCCGCTTGATATAACAGATTTACCTGCTCAAATATCCAATGGAGAATTTCAAGGGTTTGTTGAGGGTTGGTCATGGAGCAGCAGTTTTAATCAATTATTCCTAACTATCAATTTGTCGCCTGTGGCATTTAGTCAGGTAGCGATGAGATGGAATACTGTCCCAGAGGTGGAGCAATGGAATACTTTAAGCAATACTTTGACATGGGAAAATGCTACAATCGTAGCCTGATAAAAGGAGAAAAATGCCTACTACTAGCACCAATTTTGCTTGGACTATTCCAAGCGACACCGATTTAGTTAAAGATGGCGCATCGGCCATTAGAACTCTTGGCAATGCTGTTGATTCAAGTTTTGCGACAGTAACTTTAAGAGCTGTGACAACTACATCTGATACATTTGTTTTGGCTGATTTAAGAAATAAATTAGTGACTTATGCAAATGCAAGTGCCATTGCAGTCACTATTCCGTTAAATAGTTCAGTTGCCTTTCCAATTGGAACTTCAATCAATATTGCACAAACTGGTGCTGGTCAAGTAACTGTTTCAGGGGCTGGTGGAGTAACAGTTAGATCAACTGGTGGAACTGCTACGACACCAAAAACCAGAGCAATTTATTCAGCAATGACATGTGTGAAAATTGCAACTGATGAATGGTTATGTATTGGAGATATTTCTTAATGCTTAAACTGGGAGCTATTGCTGCACAAAATTACCCACGAACAATTTTGGTTGATGCCTTAATTGTTGGCGGTGGTGGTTCGGGTGCTTGTGGTGCAGGTTATTATGAAGGCGCAGGTGGTGGCGGTGCGGGTGGATATAGAGTAGTTTCCGCAGCTGTATTGTTACCGGGCACAAATTATTCTGTAACAATTGGCGCTGGTGGTGCTGGAATTAGCACTTACAATAATGGAAATCCGGGAAATTCAACTACTTTTAATTCCACAACTTCAGCTGGTGGTGGATATGGTGGGCCTGATGGAACAGGTGGTTCAGGTGGTTCAGGTGGTGGCGGTGGTTCAGGAAGCACAAGTCGAGCAGGTGGCGCTGGTAATACTCCATCAACTTCACCATCTCAAGGAAATAATGGCGGAACAGGATTTGGAAATGCAACACCGGATTCACCAACTCGATCTGGCGCAGGTGGTGGTGGTGCCTCAGCAGTAGGTGCAAATGGTGCATCTGGTGCATCTGGCGCAGGTGGTGCAGGAACAGCTTCAAGCATTACAGGATCATCAGTAACTTATGCAGGTGGCGGTGGTGGTTCAGGATGGTCAGCAACTTCAGGTGCCGGTGGTGCTGGCGGTGGTGGTGCTGGTTCAAACAGCGGAAGTGCTACTAACGGAACTGCTAACACAGGTGGTGGCGGTGGTGCTTATTCTAAAAATACTACTGGATCAAATACTTCAGGATCAGGTGGTTCAGGAGTTGTCATTCTTTCCTATCCAAGTAGCAAAACAATTACTATTGGTGCAGGATTAACTGGAAGCACAGCAACATCTGGAAGTCTAAAAATTACAACTATTACAGCTGGTACTGGGAATGTGAGTTGGGCTTAATGGCACATTATGCTTTTTTAGATGAAAACAATGTAGTAAGCGAAGTCATTGTTGGTATTGATGAAACTGAGTTAATAGAAGGATTAGATCCTGAAACTTGGTATGGGAACTTTAGAGGTCAAGTTTGCAAGAGAACTTCTTACAATAACAAAATTCGAGGAGTTTATGCTGCAATAGGTTATTCATACGATGATGATGAAGATATTTTTATTATGCCTAAACCTTTTGAATCATGGATTAGATCAGGTTCATATTGGGAAGCACCAATTGAAAAACCTAACGATGGAAAATCATACAAATGGGATGAAGCAGAATTAGCATGGGTTGAAAATGAAACCTTGGCTGAGTAAATCTGCGAAACAATTTAGGGAACAAGTAGATGATTCCTTCCCAGAGCGTTTGCGTAAATCTGATGGGTGGCTTGGTGATGCTAGACATAGCACACGAACCAGCGACCATAACCCAGATGCAGACGGATGCGTGCGAGCAATTGATATTGACGCTCGGCTTTCTGACGACAAGGGGATTTCAGCATACTTGGCAGATCAGGTTCGACAGTTCGGGAAAGCCTCTGGCCGCATCAGTTATGTAATACACAAGGAAAAGATTGCTTCACCAATCTTGGGTTGGCGATGGAGAAAATACAAAGGTATCAATAAGCACAATCATCACATCCATATCAGCTTCAAAAAAGATCAAGACAATAATTCAGATTTCTTTAACATCCCACTACTAGGAGGCAAACAATGAAACTAACCAAGAAACACAAGGCAGCAATTAAGTCTTACCTAAGAGCTGTGGCTGCCTCCGGCATTACAGTCGCATTGGCAATTGTTGCTGATATTCGACCAGAGTTAGCAGTATTGGCTGGAGCATTAGTTGCACCATTAGCCAAGGCATTA